GTTGTTGATTTGTAAATGTGCTGTTGGATACCACCAGCGCCAAAAGGGGCCATTGATGTAGCCTGTACTCCTCTATTACCACCAAGACCCGTACCGTCAATTATTGAAAATACAGGGCTCGGCAGAAAGATAGCACAGCCATTGTTGTGTCCGGCAGCAGCGCCAATAACCGTGGTCTGACGTAAATGATGAGTGACAGTAGGAAAAGGAAAAGGATCAGGTACTCGAGTCCCATAAGCTTCTGGACAAAATGGAGATACCAAAGACAATAAGAAATTGTTCTTTGTTGTCTGGTAATTTGTTCTGATGCCGTTTGTGACGAGTTTAGCTTTCCTTTGTTTAGGTTTAGCATTTCCATTGTTCGCACCCGAAAGTGTGATCAAGGCTTGTTGTACTTTGCCGTTACCGTTACCGTTTCTTTTGTTCTTGTTTTTCTTGGAAATTTGAGACATTATGTTATATATTGACTAACCTGGATACCATCGTCACTGGTTTCCACATCTCCATGTGGGGTTATCCATCATTAACACTTAGATCATTTTCCTGAAGACATCGTGGCTCCAGACAAAAGGTTGACCTTTGTGCTTAATGACGCTACTTCTAAGGTAGCACTCTAATTCATTCACCTCGGCCTCGGTGACATCGTAGAGTTCGGTAAACCATCTCAAAACATCTGGATGGCTGCTGTACTCACCACAACTAGTGTCATGTGCTTTCCATTCAAATATCGTAACAGCTTTCACATCCAATTCTTCGTAATAGTTGTATAGAACACGCATCAAAGGAAGATGCTTAAATGCTGCTATACCATGCAGGTTTCCCCAAATCCTACTAACGGTTTTGACTTTTGAACTCACAGAATTCAAAGTCCATCCCATTTTAATAAGAGCTTTGGGTGCTGCTGGCGCCAAAACATAGCTGTCCAAGCCATTGTTTAGCACCACCGGCATGAAATACGAAGAACAATATGAAGGAAATTTGTTACATGCTAATTTAGGTTTTAACCCTAAATCTTTAATAAAATTCTCCACAAATAACATAAAACGATCTAGATAATTAGGATCGATAGCTACAGCCATCAAATTGTCATCTCCTAATCCCAGCATCTTGAAATCGGCAACTCTGCCATCAATTTTTCTGTCATGTTTGACATTCCATTCCTGGATCGCACAAAAATGCACGAAAAAATTAATGATAGTATTGCCTACTGATGTGTTCTGGTCTCCAGATTTTCGCGTAAAAGGAACCGAATACTTATGACTGCGACCAACACCATTAGTGTTAGCTTGGTTGCGCAAAGTCACCCTAATATTCTTCCGTAAGTTATGATCAAGAGTAGTCTTATCTAACACATCATTATAGAATTTATTTTCTATATTGTGTGCACCTTCACCCTGTGTGGAATCATAAGCAGAAAAATCATCT